CAATCGAAAGATCAAGAACTGTCCAGCCTCAAGCTGGAGCGGGTCAAGGCCGCTAAGCTTGCTGAGGCAGGAGTGGCAGCCGAATGGATTGACTCCGTATCAGGAACCACGGAGGAAGAAGTTGCGGCTAGCGTCACCAAGCTGGCAGCTAGGCTCAAAGTCGAGCCTCCAAGAGCCGCTCAGGGCGCGGGGCAGACTGGTATCCAGAACCAAAGCAACAGCTTATCTGGAATGACCAGGGCGGAACTTGCTCAAAAAAGCAAGGACATTGACTGGTATCGAAAGAACCAGGACGCTATCATGAAGGCTCTTGAGAACGGAGAAATCAAGTAGGAGATACCTTATGGCAATTGACAATTTCATTCCTGAAATTTGGGCTAACGAGCTCCAGATGGCCTTAGAGAAGGCGCTGGTGTTCGCCCAGCCTGGTATAATCAATCGAGACTATGAGGGACAGATCACTCAGGCAGGTGATACCGTCAGAATCAACCAGATCGGCGATATCACCGTAAAGGCGTACACCAAGAACGGGTCCATCGACGCTCCCGAGACTCTGACCGGCGCTCAGCAGGTGCTCGAAATCACCGAGGCTGACTACTTCAACTTCGAAGTGGACGACATCGACAAGGCCCAGCAGAGGCCCAAGGTCATGCAGTCCGCTATGGCCCGAGCCGCCTACAAGATGAGGGACGAGGTGGACCAGTTCATTGCCGGTATGTACACTGGAGCTGCTACGGCTAACCTGCTTGGGACCACGGCGGCACCGAAGAAACCCAACAACACCAACGGCGACCCAAACAACATTTACAAGCTGGTGACCCTCTGCAGGCAGGCTCTCATCAAACAGAATGTACAGTCTGGTGGATGGTGGATGATCGTCCATCCCGAGCTCTACACAATCATGCTGAATGATGATCGCTTCTCCAAGGCCGATGTGAGCGGCACCACGATGGGCCTTAGGAACGGCCAGGTGGGCAACATCGCGGGCTTCACAGTGATGGAGTCCAACAACGTGGAGTACATTGAGGACGGGGACGGCAGCCACGACGTCTACAAGGTCATGTTCGGAACCAGCCAGGCAATAACCTTTGCTTCCCAGATCCTGAAGGTCGAGCCCTTCCGCCCTGAGGATAGCTTTTCTGATGCCGTCAAGGGCCTGCAGGTGTATGGAGGAAAGGTAGTGCGGCCCGAGTGCCTCGGCGTGCTGAGCTGCTACACTTGAGGTGGATGAAGTCATGAAATCTATTCTATCTATTCTGGTGCTGCTGGCAATGCTGGCAGCTCCTTGCATGGGAGCGGCTAACGTGCTCCCTCAGTATAATCAGACCTGGGCGGACACTGACAATGGCGGGGCCAATATCTGGGGCGCTTTTGCGGCCTGGAACACGTTCATATCGACCGACAATGGTAACCAGTTGCTCGTCGTGAACACAACCGCCGCAAGCTTGCTGGGAATTAATCTCACGGTCCACTCCGGCCCGTTCATCCAGGGGGCTCTAGGAGACAAGCTGTACACCCTGAGCGTCAACAAGACTTATATCCTCGGGCCTTTCGAAACCTCCCGGTTCCTACAGACCAACGGAACGATCCTCATCCAGACCAACGCTACCCGAGGAAAAGCCTTCGTCGTGGGGGTGCCTTAGATGGCCGGACCTGTGATGATCACCTACAAGAACTTGGTCTCGGGCCGCGATGTGGCTTATGAGGCAGGATCTCGTATGGACAGGAAGGCCACCGCCAACCCCCAGAAGTTCAAGAGGCTGACCAAACCCGAGACGGTAAAACCCGACAAGCCGGAGAAATCCGGCTGATCAGGGGGTAGACGATGGCCGAACCTCATATAGTGCCTCTGAAAGCGTCTATAGAAATCACAACCGGGACGCTCTTGAGGGCAATGTATCCAAGTGCTGGCGGATGGCACAAGATCCTCATCCGGATGATCTTTCTGATTGACAGAATTTCGAAGGTGAAACTATGGTAGCATCTGGATTCTGTACGGCCTGGATGAACACCATCCTGGGCCTGCTCTTTGGTGCGGTGGGATCGCCGTACACTGCCCCCGCAACGCTCTACTTCGGCCTGGCCACTGCCGTGGCGGCTGACGGCACTGTGACGGGGGAGCCTACTGGGAATAATTATGCCCGGAAGAGCATCACCAATGATACCAGCCTGTGGAATACGGCGGCCAACGGCGCACTCGACAACAAGATAGCGATCACTTTCCCCCAGGCCTCCGGACTATGGGGGACGCTCGACACTGTCTTCATCGCCAACCACGGAAGCAACGACGGGGCGGCAATCATCGCCTATGGGACGCTGAGCGTCGAAAAGACCATCACGACCAAC